CATAGCCGACATGCCAGCCCGCGCCGCACACTTCGCGCATCGCGCTGAAGTCCGTCACGATCGCGGGGGTGCCGCACGCCTGCGCCTCCAGCACCGTGATCCCGAACCCTTCACCCATCGCCGGGTTCAAGAGGACGTCCATCGCCGAGTAGATGCGGGCCATGCTGTCGTGCGAGTACGGGTCGTACAGCATCCGGTACTGGTCCGCCGTCAACACCCGGTCTTTCGGGATGTCCAGGGCGGCGAGGATGCCGGGGATGTTCTCCCCCTGCGCGATGTCGCCGTCGATGACGGTGTGCAGGTACAGGTACGCGTTCTCGTGCGTCTCGGAGAACTTCTTGAACGCCTGGAACGCCTGCTGGAACCCCTTGCGGGACGGGCGGCCCTTGTTTGCGGCGACCATGCCGATCAGGAACGCGTCCTGAGGCACCCCCACCTGCTCCCGGACCTTGGCCTTGTCGTGCGGCTGGTAGGCGTCCGTGTCGATGCCGTGCGGCACGTACAAGGGGTCGAGGCGGCCGAGCATCTGCGCCCCGAACTTCGACATGGCGATCGGGACCGCGCCGGACTCAATGAAGAACTGGGAGACCTGCGGCGGCGCCGGCTCATGGTCGACGGGGACCCAGCACGCCAGGTTGATCTGGGAGGCCATGCGCGGGTCGAGGACCCACACGTCCATGAGGGTGACGACAAGCCCGCCCTTCGGGTCGCCGTCGAAGTGCCGGCGGGCGTGGTCGACGAGGTTCTCGTTGCCGAACGTGCCACCCATCCCGGGGTAGACGGGCATGTCGTTCCAGACGATCCGGGACCCCTCCAGGCCCCAAAACGACGAGATGGCGATGTCGTATTTCTGGTTGAGCAGCGGCGTGAAAAGGCCGGTTTGCTGCCCGTACCCGGTCGGCGTCCATGGCGCGTTGGAGTGCCACAGGATTTTCGGTCGTGTCATCGACCGCTCCCTTCGCTTGGTGGCTTACTTGGTGGCTGGCTGGGGTGGGCGTCACGAAGGACGCAGGGGCGGAGCGGAGCCACCAAGAACCGCCCGCCCCTACGGTGGTTAGGAGACCTCGACGGCCTCGAAAAGTCGGGCGGCCTCAGCGGTCCGCTCACGCACAGCCGTCACTTCGAACGTGCCGCGCCCGGTGATCAGGAACCGGTTGCTGGTCGCGACGTTCGTGCCGGCCGGCACGGTGATCACATGGGTGGAACGGTCAGACAGGCGGCCGGCGACGATCGTTTCGTCGTCGCCGCTTGAGCTGATCGGGTCGATCCGGCACTGCACGCTCGAGCCGTACGACCACGACTGGCTGGCGCCGCCGCCGCTGTCCGACGCCGAGGTGAGCGTCCCGACCTGCCCCGTGTCAGACAGGGAAAGCCAGAGCAGGCCGCGCAGCTGGGTCGCGGTGCCGCCGTTGAGGAACGTGCCCAATGGCATCAGCGGGTCCTCCGGTACTTGCGGAGGATGCGGAGCTCCCCGGCGGTCAGGTCCGTGTTCGCGACCGCGTACCGGACTGACTCCTCACCGACGGTTTCCTGCAGTGCGGGACCCTGCACGACGAGCCGGGCGGCGATCGCCAACGCGACCATCCGGACACTCCGCGGCAGGTCAGCGCTGGAGTAGCCGTGATCGAACGTCACGGTGACGTTCTGGCGGCCCTCCGGCCATGTCAGCGTGGTGCCGGTCCAGTCGTCCCAGTCGACGACGCGGCGGTACAGGATGCCGTTGTCGTTGAGGACGTAGTCGGTGACGGCGGTGCCGTTCACGCTGACGGTGCCGGCGGCGGTGACCGGGTGCTCCGGGAGCAGGATCGCGTCGGTGCCGGTCCCGTCCAGCGTGATCGTGCTGGTCGCCTGGTTGAACGATTGCTCGGCGACGTCACGGCAGATGTCGCAGGCGGCGTCAACGGCGATGACCATGCCGGGGTCGGCGGTCCCACCGCGGCCGATGTAGTTGACCAAGTCGGTCGTGGTGATGAACGGATCGGGACTCATCGGCCGCCCCCGGTGGGTAGAAGACTGCTGCGCCCCACCCAGTATTGGGTGGGGCGCACCATTGAGTCGTGCCTAGGCGAGACGAACCTCGACGAACCCGGTCGGCCGGTACACGGCCAGGCCGAGACGCTCCTCCGCGCGGATCGCGAGGAGGTTCTTGAGGAAGTCATCCTCGTTGCTGTTGGTCGCCTCGACGGACATGCCGCCCTTGCGCCAGACCTGCGCGCTGGAGCGGGTGCCGACGATGGCGGTGCCGGCGCCGACGATGCCGGTGACGTAGGTCGGCTTGTTCCAGATGTAGTCCTGGGCGCCGTTGATCTGGCCGGACGCGCCGACCATGCCCGCGTTGCCGTACTGGCCCTGGAGGGGGCCGCCGCCGTAGAACTGGCCGGCGGTGTCGGTGAGCAGCCGCACGGCCTCCCAGTCGGTCGGGTGCATCACGATCCACTCGGGCTCCAGGAACGCGGAGCCGCGCAGGCCGTTCATGGCCTTGAACAGCTGGACGGCGCGGTTGCCGGCGGCGGTGCCGCCCGCGTACACCGGAACCGACCGGGACGTGAGGAGACCCTGGACCTCGTTGCCGCCCGAGGTGCCGCGGATGAGCTGGCGCTCCTCCTCGATCCGGACGAACAGCGTGAGCCGCCCGTTGATGTAGGACTGGACGGCCGGGGCGTCCTCGAGCATCTCGTCGGAGATCTTCAGCGAGGTCGCGATCTTCTTGATCGGCTCGTCCGTGGTCGTCAGACCGAGGGTCGACTGGGGCTTCGAACCGCCCTCAGCCACGCCTGCGGCGCCGCTGGTCGCGGTGCCTTCCACGACGTACCGGAGGCTGTTCGTGGACGCCTGCCCGGACAGCAGCAGGTCGGCGAACGTGAGCGGCTGGAACAGCTTCTCCACGACACCGGGGATGACCTGCGGGACCGGTGCGGCAAGCGGGCCACCGCCGCCGCCGGCGCCCTCCATGAGGGTGCCCTTCGCTTCGAGCGCGATCGCGCCGGTGCTGAAGCCCTGCTGGAACCGGCCGCCGGCCTCGCGGTACTGGTTGACCGCGCTCTTGTACGCCTGGCTGTCGGTGAACTGCTCGCCGAGGCTCTTGGCGACGATGTTGTGGACGTGCTGCTCCTGCCGGTCGGCGCCGACCTGGATGCGGTCGAGGTTGCTGACCGCGGGGCCGAGCTTGCGGCCGAGGTCCTCGGCCTCCTGGAGGGTCTTGAGGTTGGCCTCGGCTTCCTTCTTCTCGACCTTGAGGGTCTCGATCGCCTTGACGTGCTCCTGGACCTCGTTGCGCTCGTCCTCGGTGAGGGCGCGGTCCTCCTTGCGCTCAAGCTCGTACATGTCCTCGATGGACTTGGCGTGCTTGAACTGGGCCTCCTCGATGCCCTTGATCTGCCGCTCGTAGCGGTTCATCTCGTTACCTCAATCGCTAAGTAGGGACACGATGAGGTCACGCGAGCGGCGCTTCAGCTCCTCCGGCTCAATGTCCGGCCCTGGCGGCTGCTCCTGGGTGACCCTTGCGGGTGGCTTTGATCCTTCGGCCAGCAAGTCCATGACGACTGCGCGGGCCTTCGTTGCGAGCGGGTCAGCGACGCGAGCCGGAGGCTCCTGGGTCGCGGTGCCCGCCTCCTGGACGTCCTTTAGGGCCTTCTCGAGCTTCTCGAGGCGGTCCGTGACGTCCTGAAGCTGTTGGATGACGTTGTCGCGGTCCTCGGCGGACTTCCACGACAGGACGCGGGTGTCGTTGTTCGCCGGGCCGACGGGGATCACGCTGATCTCGAACACGTCGAGGTTCTTGACGCGGTACCGGCCGTTCGCGAGCTTCGTCACGTCCTTGTTCGGGTCGAACAGGAACCCGAAGCTGAAGCTGAGCGTGCCGCTTTTGACAAGCCTCCACGCCTGCGGCCCGTGGTAGTCCGGCTGCTCAGGGCGCGGCTCATGGTCGACGTAGCCCTTCGCGACGACCTCGCCGTTGACGATCTCCGCGGTGGAAGGGTCGATGTGGCCGACGACCTCGTCAGTGTGGTTCCACGCGAGCGGAACGAGCTTGCCGAGCGCCGCCCACTTCGCCAGCGACGCAACCATCGCCGCGGGCTCGATGATGTCCTTGGCACGGTCCACCGAGGCGGTGCTGATGACCGCCGTGAAGGTGCCCTGATCCGTGGCGGTCGTGGCCGCCTTGAGCAGAAGATGCTCCATTTGCCTTCCTTTCAGGCGGCTAGGTAACGATCAGTCGATCGCTTGGGTGCAACGGCACCCGGGAGCGGAACCCGGCGCGAACCCGGCCGGCCAGTCAGCGCCCAAAGGGACCGTCTGCCCGCCGAACTGGGCGTGCCGTTTGGTGTGAGGAATCCACGTCTTCACCCGGTTTTCGGTCCCGGGGGACTGGCGGGCCGCTTCCTCCCTCGCCCACCGGGTGGCGCCGGCGCCGAGACCGGCACCGGCGGACTCGACGTGCTGCGCGCGCCGCGCCAACGCCCCATCCAACCCGAGCTCGGTGATTTCGTCGCGGATCGTGCCGTTGATGCCTTCCGCGACACCCTCGGACATGGCCTGCAGGTACTTCGTGACACGGCCCATGTCGAACGTGCCGCCGAGCTTGAACGCGTAGATCGTGCCCTCACGCTCGACGATGTCCTCAACGACCCGGTTTATGTCCTTCGTGAACTCCTGATCCCACCTGGACCAGTCCGTCGCCGACTTGCGGCGCTCATCCGCCCGGAGCGCCCGGTGCAACCGGGTGAAATGCCGCTCAACCGCGGCCTGCGCAAGGTCAATGTTGCGGTGCTGACGGTCCAGGTCCCCCTTACGACCGGGGTGAAGCTGCGGAAGCGGCTCGAACTCCTCCGCTTTGGTGAGCGCCTTCGGCTGCTCAGTGCGGTAGGAGCCGTCCTGCTCCGGCTTGTTGGGGTCCTGGACAGGCATGACGTCCACGGACGGCTTCTCACCGACCGTCACGTTCTGCGGCGTCACGAGCTCGTCGCCGCCGTCGACCGGCGGAAGGTTGATCTTCGCGCGGGCCTCGTTGGTCAGCATCACCGGCCGGCCCGTAGCGCTGACGAGCGCCTTGAGCCGGTCGTCGCCCATGTGCTTCTCGTCGAGGTTGAACTCGAAGCACCCGTCCGTCCAGTTGTACGCCCGGACCAGCACCCGCTGATTCAGGGTGGTGGTGAAGTCCTCGCAATACGGTGGGAGCGTGTCCGCGTAGAACTGGCTGCGGGCCTGTTCAACGTCATCGGCCAGTCCGACCATCCCCAAGGGGACGCCGTATTCGCGGGCGATCTGGCTGATCGCCCACCGGCGGACCTCCATCATCTCCGCGTCCTTCGGCGACACGCCGAACGACCGCATCTCCATGCCCTCCTCGAGCACCACCGGAGTGCGGTTGCGGCGCCTGAGCCGGTTCGTGAGGTCCTGCTCGAACCCTTTCCGGTCGTCGTTATCCCACTGCGGCGCGTCCCCGGGTCGGAACACCCAGGCGGGCTCGGTCATCCCAGAGTTCGCGAGTTCCACGATCGCCTGCTGCAACGCGGCGTCCTCCGCGATCACGTCACGGAGCGTTTCCAGGTGGGAGAGGCCGGTGCGCGGGTCGTCGGGGTTCTCGCCGTGCCAGTGAAGGATCTGGTCCGGGTCGAAGTCGACGAACGTGCCGTCACGCCGCCACACCCGGTACCCCTCCGCCGTCCACATGCTCGACCCGCGGATCTCGACCCGGTGAGTCGGCACCCACTGGAATACCAGCTGGTTCCCGGACGCGGGAAGCATCAGCGAGAACGCGTCATCGTTGATCAGGAAGTCCTTGAACAGCGACCGGCGGAACTTCGCGCCGGTCGTCGTCTCGTTCGGGTACCTGAGCGACAGGGCGGCCGGGTGGTCGGGGCGCGGCTCACGTTCGGCTTCGCTGATCTCCTCGTACAGCCGGAGGTCGAGCTGCCCGATGTTGCGGACCAGGCAGTCGATCACCACGCGGACGGCGGGGGACTGCCGGTACATCCACTGGTAGTTCGCGCTCTTGGCGGTGTTGTACGTGTCAAGGATGCGCTGACGGGCACCGCCGCCCAGCAGCGGGTACGGGGACCAACCGTCACGGACGCTTTCGAGCACCGCAGGGGTGGCCGTGAGCGCCTTTTCGCTCCTTCTGAAGGGGTTCCACCCCATGCTGACCCCCTCAGTAGCTTGCGAACAGCTCGCGCCGTTCGGCGTACACCGATTTGCGCGGAGGAGCGCTCGTCGAGTGCTCGACCACCATCGCGGCGGCCGTCAACGCGTCAATCACGCGCCGATCCTGCGCCCGGGCGTTCTGCCGGACCGTGGAATGCCTGTCAAACCGGAAATCGCCGCCCGGCAGCTTCCGCGCGACCGCATGCAGTACGTGCGACCGCAGTCCCGGGTCGCCCGTGTGCTTGACGGTGCTGTTCCGCAGGCCGTCCATGAAGGCGTTGTAATCAGCGACGGCGTCCTTGTTGCCCTGCGCCCGGTCAATGACCGTGATCCCCAGTTCATCCTCGATCCACGAAGCGATGTCGGCCGCGCGCTCCATGTCCATCACGACCGTCTCGACCCTGTAGTCCGTGGTGAGCTCAAGCATCGCGTCCTTGATCACGTCCGGATGCATCGACGACCCGTCCCGCGGGGGAACAAGGATCTTGGCCTCCCCCAACAGCCGGAACTTCGGGCCGCGCCACAACGGGACCGCCGCCGTCGTGTCCCACTTGAACGCGATATCCAGGCCGACGTCTACCGCAGCGCCGGCCGGGATGCGCTCGCGGGTCTCCGCGTCATCCCATTCCTTGTCCGTGACCGCCGACTTGTGGCTGCGCGTCGGACGGTTGCACTTCAGCCGCTTCCAATCCCCGAGGTCGTCGTAGAGCCCGAAGTCCTCCTCGAGCGTCGCTTCAGTGATCGTCGACAGAGGGTTCGCAGCCTTCACCGCCGCCATGTCCGAACAGTCCTCGTCCTTCAGGACCATCCACTCGTGGAGCACCTCGCCCTTCGCCGCGGCCCGCAGATAGGCGCCGTCGTACTGCTTGTCGGTCGCGCGCCGACGGATCGCGTCGCGCATGTCCTCAAACGGCGTGTCCGGCTCCCCCCCGGTCGAGATCCCGACGATCTGCGCCTGCCGCTTGCGGAGCTTGCCGCCCCACAGGCTCCACAACCGCATGTCCGGGTGGCGGTGCAGCTCGTCGACCAGCGCGTACGGCGCCGGGATCACTCCGTCACCCGTTTTCGGGTCATGCGCGTAAATCTCGATGCCCGGTCCTGGATTCCGAAGCGACCGGATCAGCTTGATCCCGTCCAGACACTCGAACCGCTCCGACATTCCAGGCGTCCTGGTCACGAACCCCGCGGCCTGCTGGTACATGATCTTCGCCTGCTTCGCCGCCGCGGCACCAACCGGAATCCACGGCGACGGCGTGTAATCCGCCCCGTACAAAGCGAGCATCCCGACGAACGTAGTCTTGCCGTTCCCCTCCGGCACGATCCACAAGTTCCGCTTGAACAACGGCAGCCCATCCGGCCCCCGAGCGAACAAGTCGGCCGCAAGCCCCTTCTGCCAATCCTCCGGCTCACGCTGCGAACCGTCGTCGTACACCAGCAGTTTCGCGTACTCCACGAAGTGCTCGAGCGTGAACGGCTCCAGCCCCACCTAGACCGCCTTCAACCGGCGCGACGGCACCGACTCGCCGTCCAGCGCCTCGAACCCAGACGTCTGCTTCTTCTCCCCGCCCTGGATCGCCCGCAACTCCTTGATCGCCGCGATCCTGGCAGCACCGTTCTTCCCATCCCGGATGATCGCCTTCAACACCTCCACCATCTCGTCCTGCGTCATGTCAGGCGTCTTGTCCACTGCGATCACCTCCTAGAAAAATCAGCCCCATATACGCTGAGCCACCCGGCGGTCTTCTGTCTTTGCGGGTCGTGGTGGCGACCCTCCCCTCCCCCCGTGCGGTTCAGCTGACCTCGTCGTGGAGGTGCTCGAGGTCTGGCTCCGCCTCGAGGAGTTCGGCGACGCGCTGGTTGTCGTAGTCGCGGAGTGCGGCGCGGGCCTTGTTGAGTTCTTGGCCTGCCTGCGCGTTGCGTTCCTCGGCCTGGGTGAGTGCTTGCCACGCCTCGTGGCTGGCCTTGGTGGCTGCGGCGAGGCTGGCGACGAGCTTGTCGTAGTCGCCTGTGACCGTGGTGGTGAGGGTGCGTGTGGCCATTGGGGCCGTCCTCCTGTGGTGGTGGCTTAGCTGCGTTCCCGTCGGGTCTTCTGGGAGTGGCAGCGCTTGCAAAGCGCTTGGCAGTTCGCTCGGGTTAGGCGCTGTCCGCCTTGTTCAATCGGGACGATGTGGTCTACGTCCACGGCGAGGGCGTTGTCGCAGTGCTGGCAGATGGGCTGCTCGTAGAGCACGCGCCGTCTGAGCATCTGCCAGGCGCGCGAGTTGTAGAACGCCTTGTTGCTGTGGGTGGCTGCTTCCCTGGCTGCGGCGCATTCCTGGCAGCGGCCCCGGTAGACGGCTGGCTGTCCGCACCTATCGATGCATAGGCGGGTTGGCATGGGTCATGTCCAGCGTTGGGGTGCGGGGTTGGTGGGTGCGCTGGGCTGTTGGTGGCTGGGGGTGACGGCGGGGTTGGGGCGGGGGGTGGCTACACGGACGGGAGCGGGCCTGGTGGTCTTGCCCTTCTTGGCTGGCTTGTCGGGTTTGGGGGTGCGGGGCATCAGTCGTCGAGGTCGTCGGTGATTTCGACGGTGAGGTAGCCGTCGTTGGGGACGGTTTCGATGGTGCCGTCGTTCCAGAGGATTTCGAATTCGACGTCGTAGGTTCCGGTGTTGTCGGTGTCCCCGGTCTGCCATTCGTAGGTGCACCGGCCGCTGGCGGCGGTGGTGATGGTCATGGGTTCGTCGAGGACGGGGGCGCCGGTGGTGCCGTGTTCGCGCATCTTCAATGTGACGCTGGTGGCGCTGGTGAGGTTGATGGCGGCGGGGGTGGTGTCGACGTCGTCTTGGAGGTCGACCACGTAGGCGGGGGCGGTGTCCCCGTTTTTGATCTTGAACGCCATGCGGTTCTCCTAGGCGACGAGGGCGACTTCTGCGGCGCCGGTGGTGTTGAGGACGGCTTCGGCGCCGGTCGTGTGGGCGGGTTCTGCGGCCCCGGTGGTGTGGGCGGGTTCGTTGGCGCCCGTTTGGCGGGCGGTGACTTCGGTTGCGCCGGTGGTGCGGTTGCCGGTGCGGACGCGGACGACGGGGGCGCCTACCTGGGTGGGTACCGGGAAGTCCCCGGCAGCGTCGGCGGGGATGTTGGTGACGGTCGCGCCTGTTTGGAACGCTGGGTTGGGTAGGTCGCCGGTTGCGTCGGCGGCCGGCGTGGTGACGCTCGAGCCGGTAGCGAACGCCGGGACAGGGAAGTCGCCTAGCCCGTCGGCGGGTGGTGTGGTTACGGTGGCGTCGCCGGTGCCGGAGACGGCGGGGATCGGGAAGTCGCCTAGTGCGTCGGCGGGGTCGGTCGTGACGCTGACCGACAGGGGCATGTCGTCGGGGAAGTCGCCGGTGGCGTCCGCGGCGGGGGTGGTGACCGTGCTGCCGGTGCTAAGCGACGGGGCGGGGAACGCGCCGGTGCCGTCGGCGGGCACGTTGGTGACGGTCGCGCCGGTGCCGCCGAAGAATCCGGATGGGTCAGCGACGACGGTGATGCCGCTGGCGCTGCGGGCGGTTTCGTTGGCGCCGTTGCCGTTGACGTCGTTGCGTGCGGCGATGTCGTCGAAGCGCAGCAGGATCGCGCCGGTGCCCGTGAACACGGACTGCCACGCCGAGAACGAGCTCTGCGACAGTGACTGGACGGTGCCTTGGCTGAGCTGGCTCTTGATCAGGCCGAGGCAAACAAGGTCGAAGTCGCCGTCGTCGCCGAGGTCGTGGTTGTTGCCGATCCGGATGCGGTACCCGGACCCGACGGTGGTGCCGTTGCCGCCGAGGTCGATCGTTTCGTTCTCCGACCCCCACGCAGCGGCGCCCTTTTTGAAGTCGTAGCGGGCGTTGTTGACAACATTGTCAGTGCCGGCGAACGCCATGCCGAGGATCGTGTCCTCGGTGGTGCTGGTGAACGTTTCGGTGCTAGTCCATGACGCGAACACCGAATCGTCGCCGACGAGGTTGTTGCCCGGGCTGAACTCGAGGAAGTGGTAGTAGGCGGCCGGGGTGCCGGCGCCGTCGTTGATCGTGACGATGCCCTGCCAGGTTGCGAGGCCGTTGCGGTTGATTAGCGCGTAGCACGACCATGGGGCGCCGGCGGCTCGCATCGCGTATCCGACGAACGGCCCTGGGGAGATCTCGATGTAAGCGCTCGATGCCGGCGCGAACCGGTAAGCCATCTGCAGCTCCTAGCCGTTCGGGCAGGACACGGGACGCGGGCTGGTGGGTAGCGTCCTGGCATGCTCAGACATCGTTCTCGGCGGCGGCAGCACCAGGTCGCGCGTCCTGCGCCAATGTTCGTGTGCTGGTGCGGGTCTGACATCCGGCCGACCCGCAAACAGGTCTACGACGCGATCTACGCCGACGAGCCGCCGATGGTCCGGTGCTCGAGCGGGCATGAGACACCGCTCCGGCGCGGTGAGATACAGCCGGGCTAGCCGCCCGCGTACTCGAACGCGCCCGCGTCACAGTTCGAGCCCCCGGTGGGACGCGCCGTGCCGTCATGATCCGGCGACACGGTGGCGCAGGTGGCTTCCCCGGCGTTGATCACGGCGCTCCCGGACTGTGGTCGGCCGGACGAGGTCAGACCAAGGTTGCTGAACGCCCCGGACACGGTCGTATCCCCCGAGCAGGACGAGGACCCGAACCAGACGTTCTTGCTGTGCGTGCCGCCGCAGTGATACGCCCCAGCGTTCCCGGTCCAGGTGCCGTTGGTGTCACACGGCGCGGACGGCAGGAACGGCTGCTCGAACGTGTTGTAGCGCCATGTGAACGACCCGCACCCGCTCGTCATGTTGCTGGAGTTCTGAGCGGCGCTCGCCCCGTCAGAGTTCGCGCCGAAGTAGTTGCCCTCCATCACCGCCCCGGTCGTTGCGGCGCCGGTGAAGAAGATGTGCCCGGACCCCGCTTCGGAGCCGGCCTTGAACTCGTTGTTGCGGATGATGACGCCTGCGGCGCCCTCCACCCGGATGTTCTCCAAATGGAACCCGTTGCTGCTCTGCGCGCTGCCGCACGGATTCGACGTGTACGGGGTCTGATCGGACCCCTGCGGCCAAATGGTGAGGTTCTCGATGACCGTGTCGTCACCGTTCAACGTCATCGGGTTGCCGTCACCGCACCACCGCTGCCCGGCGGGCTGGCCGGATTCGCCGATCTCGCCGCCGTCCCAGTGGAACCGGTCGCCCTGCGCCTGAAAGCTGGGGCGTTCGCCGTGGAAGTTGACGTCCCGGAACGTGATGTCCGCCCCGTTGGCCTGCCCGATCCCGGTCGCTTCCCGGATCAGGTCTTCCTGGTCGATTGTGACGTTCTCCAATGTGAAGAAGTTCGCGGTGACACAGAGGATGCCGGTCTGGAACGCATCGACCCCCGGCGCCGCCGGGCAGTTGTTGAGCGGGTCGGCGTACGGCTCGGTGAACGTGACCCCGTCCTCGCAGCCACGGAACGTCGTCTCCGACGTCTTATTGCCGGTGACCAGCTGCCCCGGGTAGGTACCGGGCCGGATGCACGCCAGGTCGCCGCTGTTCATGGCGTCGTTGGCCTGGTCGAGTGTGCCGCAACGCCGGTCGGGACTCGCTGACGCCGCATACGTGATCGGCGTGCTTGAGCTGCCGCCCGTGCAGGTGCCGGCGCCGAGCTCAACCCAGATGTTCGCCGTGTCAGACCCGCCGGACCCGCCGCCGGTGACGACAGGGACGGTGACCGCCGCGACCGCCAACGCGGCTACGGCGAGGACGACAGCGCCGGGTCGGCCGATCGTGGCCGAGATGCTCGCCACAACGGCCTAGGTGAGGTCGAAGACGGCCCAGCCCGTCGCGTCAAGGGCGATCGTGAACGTGCCGTTCGAGGTGGTGACGGTGGCGCCGAAGTCGATCGCCCCGTACACCGGGTCGGTGCTGCTGGCACCGGCGGTGTCGACCCACACGATCGCGTCCGTCGCGCTGATCGTGCTGCTCGTCCAGTTCGGGTCGACGGTGTTGTCAAGCCGAACCTGGTCGCTGGCGGTGTCGTAGCTGCTCGCCTTGTTAGCGAACGTGTACCCGCCGGTGGTGTACCCGTTGCCGTTCGCGATCTCCGTGCCGGACACGTCGTTGAAGAAGTCGTGCGCGTCCTGATCGAGCGTGTACCCGGTGTGCAAGCTCATCTTCACCGTCGCCGAGCTGAACACGGTCGTCGAGGACCCGTCGATCTGCTTCTGCCACGGCACCCCGTACAGGACAGCGGTGACCGCGTTCAGCGGCACACCGGCGTCATGGAGGCGCTGCAACGTCGCCGACCAGGCGGACGGGTCGTTCTCCCGCAGCGTCTTCGCGAGCCGGACGAGTTCCTGCGCGTCGAGCCCAGCCTGAGTGATCTCCCGGACTTCGGTGACGGCGTACGGCTCGGCCTGGCGGTGCGCGAGCAGACGGGCGAGCGGCCGGCCCTTCAGCGACGTCGCCCGCACCTTCCCACGGCTGGTGATGTCGGTGCAGTGCTCGTACCCGGCGAGCCGGTCCTTGGCGGCCTTGACCGCGTCCTTGTAGGACAGGCCGGCGGCCCAGTCCGCCCACTGCTTGTCGTGCGCGTCCCACCGGGACAGGTCAACGAGACCGTCCGTTTCGTCGTCGCGGGTTCCGGGGGGCTGCTCCCACACGTCCTTTTCCGGCGGGAGCAGGGTGAAGTTCGCGAGGTCCACCTCGGACTGCTCGGCGATCTGCCGGGCCTGGTCGGGGGTGTCTGCGTCGAGGGTGAGGATTCGCGCCTGGGAGTCGGTCTGGGACTCGAGGCGCACGTCATACTTGGGCATCGCGGCCTCCTTAGAGCCGGTCTTAGTGCTAGGACTTCCAGGCGCGTTCCCACGCCTCCCTGGCCTCCCGGGCACCGCGGCGGTACCCGGCCAGATAGACACGCTTTAGCTCGACCTCGAGCAGCCACCGGACCGCGAGCTGCAAACCTGAGGTGGCGCCCATCTTGCGGCACGCGCCACGGCGGTACTCGCGGGCCGTGTAGTCCGCGATTCCCATGATCCGGGCGGCTTCAGTCGCGCGGTGACCTTGGGCGAGCAGCTCAACGAACTCGCGCTCGCGCGGAGTCAGCCCGAACCGTGACACCGGTCACCCCCGCGGGGGCCTAGTCCAGTGCGTGACCGTGTAATTCCCGGTCTCGGTGTGGTACGTCCACGACAGGTACGTGGGCTGCGGGTCGATTTTCTGGGCGACGTTGCGGAGAATCGCGCCGATCCATTGGCGTGTGCTGCGCGTTCTCATGGCTCAGTCGCCGCTATCGGGGTGGGTTGCACCAACCGACGCGGGCGGCACGGTCATGTCCGCATGGCAGTGCCGGCAGCGGGCGTAACCGAGCATGTCGAAGTACGGCCAGTCCAGTTCGTGCGTGTGGTAATGGCCGCACAGGTACTGTTTGATGACCGCGGCCGGGCGTCTCATCGGACGGCCTTCGCGGTTGCCTTCTTCTCTGCGGATCGTTGGACGTACCACTCGCGGGCTAGCGCGTCGGTCCATCGCTTGATGGCGAATCGGCGCTCTTCGGGGGTGCCGCCGCAGATGAAGATGCTGTCGAGTCGCCGTTCAGCTTCGGCGCTGGTCATGCGGTCGTCGGCCATTGGGGGCGTCCCGGTCCGATGACGTAGATGTCGCCTGGGGCTGTGCCGTCCCAGACGATGACGCTGCTGTTGATCACGGCGGGCCTCCAAGCTCCGTGATTCGGGGGTCGCCGGACTAGGGCCGGCATGGTTGCTCATCAGCGATCCCGGGTCCGTACTCACGGGATCTGGCGGGCAGCTAGGCGGGATTGTACCCCATCGGGGTACGGGAACCTACAACCGCCTGGCGGGATAGACATCTCGCAAGTCGGGCAGCATGGCGGGGTAGGTCCGCGGCAGGCACTTCGGGCACCACCACCCGGGCGCCGACGGGCAGCCTCTACGGCCGCATTCGATCATGCGGCCTCCTTGAGGATCATCTCGATCCGGTCGACTTTCGGGTCATCCGCCAGCGCGAGGCTGCGGACCTGGCGTTCGAGCTCGCGTGCGCGGTGCCGGCGCTGCGGCTCCGACCTGGCTTCGGTCAGGCGCTTCGCGGAACGGTACTTCCATCGTTCGTGCAGGATCTCGATCTGGACGGCTTCGGGTTCGCCCTTGAGCGCGAGGCGCGGGTCGTTGGTGTAGCCGCGGCTGGAGTCGGCGGCGAGGAGTAGGGGTTCGTGTTCGTTCGGTGATATGCGGACGGTGAGGGTGTGCCCGTCGGTGTCGGGTTGGCAGTCGGTGACTTCGAGCAGGCAGGTGGGGCGGCGGTTGCGGGCGCGTTTGACGGCGACGATGGCGCCTACGGGGGCGGGGGCGACGGTGGGGAGTTCGGTGCGTTCGCCGCGCATGACTTCGCCGATGGCGTCAGGCGGCAGGATCACGTAGATCTTCAAGGGGCCTCCGATGCTCGCTATTGAGCCTTAGACGGGGGTGGATGGGTAGCCGGCGGCTACCTACGTGGCTACCTACACGGGCCTGGCCGCGGACTGTGCGGTTCGGCCCTGCTGCGTGAGGATTGACGCTGTGGCGCGGGTTGCGCCTGCGTCGGTGCGGTGCTGTGCATTTGGCTGCAACAGCGGGGTTTAGGTCGGGGAGACAGGGCATTTTGCCTGCTAATCAGCGGTTTGGCTACCTTCGTGGCTACCTACTGGAGCCAATCCGCGATACCGGTGGCCCCGGTCGATGGACCACTCATGCGTCTGCGCGGTGAACCTGTGGCCACTTGAGCACGTGACCTCGATGCGCTTCGGTACGCGTCCGATGATCGCCGTGACGCGCACGCCATCGGCGCCCTGTTCGACGAGCCCGTCAGGCGGCGGACCCCACGTCACGGTGCGTTCGACCAGCGGCATCCGACACGTGGGGCAGTGCTCGTTCCAGTCATCAACGAGGCTCATGCGGTGTCCCTCCGGTCCACGGCGCGCAACGGCCGGACCTCGGCCGCCCACGCCCGCTTGATCTTCTCCAACGACCGGGCGCGCTCACGGTGCCCGTACGTCCGCTCCACCTCACGGCCACCGTCCTCATGCCCCAACTGGTGCGCCACAACGGGGGCGTCCATGTCGAGCACGTTGAGCAGGTACCAGCCCGCAAAGTGCCGCGTGCAGAGGTACAGGGTCTTGTCGTGCAGGCCGGCGGCGGCACGGACCCGGTTCCAGTGGAACGACCGGGACGATGGCGTGTAGTGGGTGCCGCGCAACGTCGTGAACGCGAACTGCGACTCCCGGGGGATGCGCAGGAACGCGTCCCTGGCGGGCGGGGTCAACGCGATCACGCGGGTCTTGCCGTTCTTGGGGCGCGTGAAGTCCCTCGCCCCAACGCTCCACTGTTCGGTGACATGGACCTCGTCGCGTTCAAGGTCGATGCGGTCACGGTGCAGCGCGTCGAGCTCCCCGGGCCGCATCCCCGTGTAGACGCCGAACGTCAGCCACGCCGCGAATGTGGGCGGCGTGAGGTTCCAGGCGTGCTCGAGCATGACCGCGATGTGGTCCTGTGACGGGGGAGGCGTGTCCCGGTTCCCGCGGGTCGTCGGCAGGCCGAGGTCAGCGAAAGGGTTGTGGGTGGTGATGCCGCGGCGGCGGGCGTCGTTGAACATCGCGCGGAGCGCGGGGACGCGCTGCTTGCGGCGCGGGTCCGCTGAGAGATACCGGTCGACGGTCTTGGCGGTCACATCGCTCATGGCGGTCCGGGCGTGGAGGCGCGCGAACTCGCTGACGCGTTCGGCGTTGTGCAGGTTCGTGCTGACCTTCGGCCGCGGGAAATCAGTGGTCCAGCGGGCGGCGAACGCCGCGACGGTCTCGCGGTCCGCGCTCCGGGTCTCCGCTTTGGCTTCGGCTTCTGCCTTGCGGGCGTCCCGGAGCTTGTCGTACGTGCCGACCTGCCGGCGGCGCTTGAGGGCGGGGTCGTAGACGGTGACGGCGTACCGGCCGTTGGGGCGGCGCTGGATCACGACGGCCAGCCTTGAGTAGCGACGAACGCGATGAACATGATCAGCATCCCGACCCACACGCCGACGAAAAAGTGGGCGCCGCCGTTGCGTAGCTCCCTGGCGATAGCGGCTCGCAGTTCGGAGAGTGCGCGTTCGAGGTCGGTCATGCGGCTTCCTTGTGGGCGTTCTGCCGCACCCAGGCCATGGCGCGGCTCGGCTGGAACCTAACCACTCGGAGCCCCCATGTCTCGCACGGCATCCCGTCTTTGCGCCAAGCGTCGACCTGGCGCAAAGAGACGCCCATGAGTCCGGCGAGCTCGCTGCGCGTGACGTAGCGTTCCGGCTCGCGGACGGGCAACCCTATGACGTTGCCGTCAGGCATGGCCTCGCTTGCTGCCGCGTGAAAGCGACATGGCCTCAGACGTCCTCCACGATCAGGATCACGTCGCGCCCGTCGAGGTCGTAGAGGCGCTTGAGGAGGTCGAAGTCTCCAACCGTGATCTCTGGCGACTCGGGCGGAGTGACGTCCGTGCCGCCGAAGCCGTGGATTGCCCAAAGCGGCCCTTCCGCGAGCGGTTCGACCCCGAGCGTGACTCGAACCTCGCGGTCCTTGCTGCTGGAGGACGACCAGGGCCAGAGTTCTTCGATCTCCCCGATGACGTCGCGCTCACCGATGCGCGGTCCGACGTCGAGCAGCCCGCCTTCCCAGTAGTCCACGACGCCCTCGAAGCGCAGCTCTCGCTTGCTGTCCTGTAGCCCCTCGCGGTTCTCAGACGGCATCGGGCACCGCCACGTAGCAACCACACTTCCCGCACAGCACGATCGGGCCGGGAGCCTCGGGTAGGCGCTCGGGAAGCGCCTCGGCGACGTTGAGCTGCCATCCGCAATGGCAGACCCAGTGCCCCGCCGAGCAGCCAGCACAACTCGCGAAGGCGGCAACGGGATCGGGCGGATGGCCGCAGGGAATCTCGCGCCAGAAGTCGCGCGGGATCTCCCCATGGGTCAGATCGTCTCCGCTGCTTTGCGTTGTGAGCGAGTCAGGCATACAGACGCTCGATTCCGACCACGGAGCCGTCAGCGGCGAAGTCGTAGAACACGCCCTCCCACATTTCACGGGTGTACGCCACCGGCAGATCGCGCAACTGCTGATAGGAGGCCCGTGCCTCGGCGTCGTAAGTGACGACGGTGGTCAGTGCATCTCCGCTGCTTCGTGATGAGCTCACCGGAGCGCCTCCCGCCCCGCCGCCGTGAGGCGCACGTTCGTGTAGTACATGTCGGGCTCCATCACGTCGTAGTCCTCGATCAGCCCACGCCGGCGCAGCACCCGGAGCGTGTGGGTGAGGTTCCCCGACCAGAGGCTCAGGTCGCCCTCTGCGTCGTGGCCGTACTCATCGGGGCCGTCCTGCATGACCTGGACGGCGCGAAGAACGCAGACTTGCGGGTCGGTCAAACGTTCTCGCGTGCTTTGAGCTGAGCTCATCATGCATCGCCCTGGTCGTAAAGCACCGACGCCACATCAGCCCACGCCTCCTGCCGCGTGCCCGCCACGCCACCGCCGAGCTGCTCAACCGGATGAGGATCGACCCGCTGGACCGACCACACCCAGCCCATACCGCGCACACCCTGCTTGACCGTGATCGAAATAGTCGTGCTTTGGCTAGTCATGACGCGAGCCTCGGCGTCCGGTCAGGATTGCCGATCCGGTGCGGCAGTGTCAGCCTCCCGCGCTCAGTCGGGATGTGTCGCGTACCCCCATCGCGGAGAAGCTGCGGCATGCCCGTCACCGCGACCTCGACGCCGTCCAGCCAGACGCGGGGCGAGTAGGGCTCACCTTCGACGCGCACCTCCACGCCTTCGGCGGTGGTCCCGATGAACGCCCAGTCTCCGGAGCCTTGACGAGGAAGCTCGCTAGGCACGGGGCATCGCCTCCTCACGGGGCCGCTCGCGGTGCTGCTTCACGACTACGCGGCCGACCGCGCGTTGCAGCTCGCCTTGGGCCGCGATGAGATCTTGGATCGCAGCCTCGATCTTGTGCTTGGCCTTGTCCACCTCGTGAAAGATGAGACCGGGGTTCTGCTGCGACACCGACTCCAAGCGCTTGATTACGCCGCTGATCTTGTTGACGTCCAGCGTCTCGATCGAGTCCAGCAGGGCGTCTAGGGGCTTCTCACGCATCGGTGTCCTTTCGATCAGGGAGAGTCCTCGGGGAAGCAGCAGATTCGTGCTGGTCCTGCTTGGCGTACGAGGCGGCAGTCATCATGCGCCACTCACGCCAGCACGGCTTGCAGCGCTCGCCGCGGTAGTCGTCGATCTTGTGCGGGTCTCGCTTGACGTAGCGCTCGACGCCTTGCACACGAACACCGCAAAGGGACATGGCCGGGTATTGGCCGTCCTGAAGCGACACGTGCCACGGGCCGGCGACTCCCTTACGAGGCGCCCAGGCGATCACTTGGCGTCCTCCTCTCGGGAAGCAGCAGCATCGAGCGACGCCTTGAGCGCGGCCATCAGGTCCGGCACACGGAACTCCGAGCAGGAGCACCGGCGACAGCCCGCGGCGTGCCACCCGCGGGAGTGCCCGCACTGGCAGAGCGGAGACTGTGGCTTAGCCATCTGCGTCCTCCTCGTCAAGAACAGCAGTGAAGGCCCCCGCGGTGGGTGGCGGGTCGCCTTGCTCGCTCAGGCCGGCCGCGTTTTCCAGCCGTGCGATAGCGAGCGCGATCGCCGCGCCGTCGTCCGCGCGCCACGCGGAGCCAAGATCGCGCACCAGTTCAGGCGACACGCCCCCCCGGGCAGGGGGAAGCGCGTCCACCGCAACCTCGGCGAGTCGCCGCAGGCGCGTCTCCCTGCCGCTGAGCGCCAGCCCCCAGCCGAACTCGCTGAGGATCGCGCGCTGCATCGCCTTGACCGCCTCCTCGCGGTCTACGGCCCCCCGGGTGGGCTTCGGCACGACCTCGACCAGCTTCGTCCGCACCTCCTCAGGGAAGTGCATGCCGCAGAGCGGCGGGGACTCCTCGCCGCTGTTGACGCGGGCGAAGCATTTCGGGCAGACGAAGATGTACCAGCTCTGCCAGGGACGCTCGGAAAGGTCCATTACGTCGTCTCCGGTCAGTTGGTGGACAGGATGAGTCGCGGCGCCGGCTCCAGCAGGTCGCCGCCGCCGAGGTGATACGCGACCCTCCAGGCGCCCCGGTTGGTCGCTCCGTGCGCGACGAAGCCGACCGCGATCAAAGCCGTGAGCGTCCCGTCGCTGCGATCCGGAAGCGACTGAGAATCAGGCATCGTTCAGCCACCGCTTACAGGTCCGGCAGTACATGCCCGCGCGCTTGGTGATGTGGTCGAAGAAGAGGCAGACCATGCCGCCGTTGCCGCAGTGCTTGCAGTGCTCATTCATCGTCGGTCTGCTCCTTGAGTTCGCGGTCGATCAGCGCCTTGATCCACGCGGCGCGCGGCACTAACCCGCGCGCCGCCTCGATGCGCTCGTACGTCTCCTGCGGGACGGTGAATTCGATACGAACAGGAGGCATCACGACACCTCTTTGACGACGCGGGCATGGCCGACCTCTGCCTCGGCGAGCGTCTTCCACCGGTAGGTGTCGTTGCGCCGGTCGATGTCGTCGTAGAACACGGCAGTCTCGAAAAGCGCACCGTCGCCGGCGCCGTGGTCATTGCCGAGCCAGATCGTTGAGACGGAGCCGCCATCGAACTCGGTTCGAGCGACACCGTTGCCGGCGGACATGAGGCCCATCCACTGCATGTAGGTGATGGGCTTGCCATCACGATCGAAGTACTTGTCCATACCGGTAGATTACGGTACCGGTACCGGTGTGTCAATGCTCGCGAGCTTTTGCTGGGCACCTAGCGATCCCACCCATGCCGGTTGAACAGCCACGCCAGGGCGCCGTAGAGGACCCACATCGGACGTCCGATGGAGTGGTAGCGCCGGCCGAACGCACGGATCTCTAGGTCGAGGTCTCGCCGGCCGTCAGGGGCGGTGCGGGGCAGGCTTAGCCTGAGGCGGTGGAGACTCACGCTGGAATCTCCCGCGTCGCGGCGTACTCGAGCTGGAGGGCACAACGCCGGGAGCAGACGTCGAAGCGGCTGTTGAGCCGCGCCAGCGTGGACTCCTCGCCGCAGTTCTGGCAGCGCGGGATGTGCTCGGAGCAGGAGCACTCCAGGCAGTAGTGGACTTCCTCGCCACGGTGCGTCGTGTGGTCATGGCCGCACACGCAGGCTCGCTCGAGGATGCCGGGAGTATCGCTTCGCCTTCTAAGCACTACGATCGCCCGCCTCGTTCGATCCATCTCGACAGGGCATCGCGAAGCTCAGCCGCCTGCGCCA